CGTCATCTCCATGGACGCGGCGTCGTTGGCGTTGAACTTGCGGTCGCCGCGGTTGGTGACGTCCGCACGCGCGATCATGATCCGCTCGATCTTGTTGTCCATGACGACGTCCAGGCCCAGGGCCGTGGTGTAGGCCGTGGTCGTCGAGGCGGAGCCGAAGGCCACGAAGGCGCCCGTACCGGCCCCGGAGGCGTTCATGTCGGAGGCCTTGACCGCGTAGTAGAGCTGCAGGGTTGCGGCCGTGGTCTCCAGGAACGTCATCTTGAACGTCTGCTGGCGGTTCTTCACCCGGGTGATGACCGGCGAGTTCTCGCCCCAGGCGTCGATCTCGGTGCGGTTCTCGCCCAGGCTCTCGTCCAGGCCGTCGGTGGAGATGTAGCCCAGGTCCACCCACGGGGTCGCCCACGCCGTGAAGGGGTCGGCGGGGAAGGCGGTGCCGACGACGGCCATGTAGGCCTTGCCGGTGACACCGATGATCACATTGTCCGCTGTGCCCACGAGGGCCTCCTCAAGATCCGGCTCGGGGCGGGCGCACGCTCATGCCTGCGATCCAGCCAAAGCGGGTGATATTGGTGTTCGGCTCCTCCGGTCGGGCCGTGGGCCCGACTTCCTCCCACGCCCTGCTGACCGATCCCTGCGGTGTCGAGGCCCCCGCCATCGACATCCACGCGGCCCGCACGCGCGCCACCAACTCCTTGCACTGCGCCCGGCTCGCGGCGTAGCAGTCCACCGACAGGCGCGGGTTGTCCCGCAGCACGTCGCCGCCCCACGCCGCGATGTCCGGCAGGCCGCCGGCCCGCAGCACCCGCACCACCGGCAGCGCCGCAGTGAACGCGGATCCGTCCGGCAGGTCGGTGCACACCGTCACGCCGTCCAGCGCCGCCGTCAGGAGGGCGACGGCCATCAACTCCTCGTCGGGCAGCAGCACACCCCCTGCCATCAGGAATCGCCCCCGGCCGCATCCAGGGCCCGCGTCAGGGTGAAACGGGCCGGATGGATCGAGCGGCCGTGCCGGTCGGTCTGCCGCGTGCCGTGCTCCACATAGATCGCGTAGTGCACGTCCGCGGTGACCGTGCGGGCCCCGTCGGCGTCGTACTGCGGCTCCTGGTGGATCGACGCCCGGTACGCGCCGGTCAGTACCGGGGCGGTGGATTTCGCCGCCTGCACCACCATGTCCGTGCGCCGCTGCAGATCCCGCTGCACATCCGGATCCACCACGAGGCGGTTGATCGCGGCCTGGTCCAGGGTCACGTCCATCAGCCCTGCACCTCCTTCAGGACCACCGAGAGATGCGCCAGCGGACCGCCCCGGTAGATGTCGGGGCGCCCGTCGACCTCCCACGTGCGGTCCAGCCACTGGATGCGCGAGAACTCGCCGACCGGCGAATTGGCGGGCATGATCGCCCGCATGGTCGTCGTGGTCTGGTCGTTGGCCGTCGTGTTCTCCTGGCCGGACAGCGGATCGACCGTTACCCGGCCGATGACCGTGGCGACCGCCGCATCCCAGTCCCGGACCTGATTGCCGTACCCGTCCTTGGACAGGGGCGCGTTCAGGACCGTGACCCGCTCGTTTCCGATGACCGGCACGCGCCATCACCCGAACGTCACAGGGAAGGGATGCAGCAGGCCGGAGGTGCGCAGGGCCTGCGCCGCCCTCGGCCCCAACTGCGGGGTCGTGGCAGCCGCATTGGCCCCGGTGCGGCGCGTGACGGACCGCGACCCGGTCGTCATCGACTGCACGTCCGAGGTCGCCCCCGTCTCGTCGTCGCGGTCCATCAGCCAGTGCACCTGCCGCACGCACGCCTTGCGCAGCGCCGTCTGGACCGCCGCATCCGTCGGCATCCCGCTGTCGTCGGTGGCGTAGCGCGCACCGACGAGCACGCCGTCCAGGTCGTCCGACGCCTCCTCCAGGAGGCGCGACACGTCCAGGGGCAGCGGCAGGGAGCCGAGGAATGCGGTGAGGTCGTCGACGGACGCGTATGGCACGGCTACACGACCCCCGCGCTGTCCAGGTCCTCGGTGCCGTCCTGGTCGGCCCACAGCAGCAGGGCCTTCTTGGACATGCCCTCGGCCTCGTACTTCGCCAGGCCCTGGGTGATGGCCCAGTCGCGCCACTGGCCGACGGAGGCGCTGGCTGCCGGACGCCCGTGGACGACCTCGCCCTTGGCGTCGGCCTCCAGTTCGGTGTCGTCGGCCCGGCGCAGCGCGCCCTTGGCGAGCTGCTTGGCCATCAGCGGATCCGCGGGAGTCCCGGGCCGGGACTCGTCGAGGTGCAGCACAATGCCGCCCTCGCCGACGTAGGTGCCCACCTGGGCGGAGGTGTCGGTCATGTCAGGTGTACCTCGGGTACTTGAGGGCCTTGATCGACCCGGTGAACCCGGTCGCGAAGTCGATGCTGACCGAGCCGTCGGCCTGCAGGATCCGCGCCGAGGCGAACGGCCCCAGCCAGGAGGTGCCCGGTGCGGCAGCGACCGGCAGGACCAGGTCGCCGGCGCCGCCCTGGAAGCGGTTGCCCGCCCGCAGGGTCACGGTCAGGGCGCCGGCGGTGGTGTTGGACACGAGCAGGATCAGGTGCTCGGGGGAGACGCCGGGGGCGATGGTGGCGCCGTTGGTCACCAGAGTGGAGTCGATGGTGGTGCCGAGCGCGGAGCCGCCCGATGTGGCGTCGGACAGGTTGCTGTTCGGGGCGAGGGCGCTGGGCACGATTGCGGTACGAGACATGGCAGTGGTCCCTTCGGCTCAGGCGGCCGGGTCGATGACGGCGACGGCGAGGCCGGTGGGGCGCACGAGCTTGCCGCCGTAGACGTGCAGTCCGCGCACGGCGTCGGCGAACGTGGTCTGGAGGCGCAGGGCCTCGGTCTCCACGATCTGCTCGGCGTAGGACAGCGCCCCCGGGTACCCGGCGATGACCGCCTGGTAGTCGCTGGACGGGTTCGGGGTGTTGTTGGATTCGAGGATGTCGAACCCGGCGGCCCTGCCGACCATGCCGTTGCGCAGACCGGTGTCGGTCCCGGCCTCGTTGGCGCGGATGAAGCGCGGGTCCAGCAGCAGGGAGCCCATGAACTCGGGGGACACGACGCAGTACCGGCCCTGGGAGGGCACGTTGCTCTTGGTCAGGCGGGTGCGCAGCGGCACCAGGACCTTGTCGTAGGCGTCGGTGACCGTGGTGTACGTGTTGATCGGCGAACCGGTCGACCCGATCTGGTTCGCGGCGGCCACGCCGGTCCACATCGAGGCCACGAACTGGTCGGCCTTGTCCGCCAGGACGTAGGCCGAGTTCTGCATGACCTGCACCATCGGGTCCCCGAGGGCCTGGGCGCGGTCGATGTCGTCCAACTTCTGCGCCCACGACTTGCCCTGGTCGATGTGCAGGGTCGTCCCGGCGTCGGACACGTCCTCGTAGGTCAGGACGGAGCCGTTGGTGTAGTCGGTGACCGTCGGGTTGCCGATCCCGGAGATGTGGACGGTGTCGCCGCGCTGGGCGATCTCACCCTCGTAGTCGCGGTTCACGATGGTGGGCTGCGCATAGATCAGGGTCTTGCGGAGCTCCACCAGGAGCATCGCGGACCACACTTCCGGCTTGAACGCCAGAATGGACATTCAGGTTCCTATCCGGCACCGGAGAGGTAGTCGCGGAGCTGACCACTCTTGCGGGCCTGATCGATCTGGTCGGGGGTCATTCGCTTCACCTCCGCCCCTGTGAGCTGCCTCTTTCCGCCTGGCGTCCCGTTGAGGTCAGCCCCTCCGCGCGCCGGTGGCTGTGGGGCCTCGGGCTGCTTGAGGGCGAGCTTCGGATTGCCTTCGACCGCCTTTGCGACTGCCGCCGCGACGTCGTCCGCAAAGGTGCTCGCGGCCGGGTCGAGGTCCCGGATGGAGCGCAGGAAGCTGCGCGAGTCCAGGAGTGCGTCCGCGTCCCCGCCGGCACTGCCGGCAGATCGGTACACGGCGAGCTCGACGTCGCGCTGGCGGGCCAGGGCCTGCGTCTTCTCGGTCTCCGTGCGCGCGTCGGCGAGCTGCTTGGTCAGTTCCTCCACTGACGGCGGCTTCGCCTCCTCGCCCTGGAGCCCGAATGCGGCGGCGAGCTTCTTGACCAGGTCGGCCTGCTGCTGAGCGGCCTGCTCAGTCGCGGACTTCTCTGCGGCGGTGCGCTTCTCGCGCTCGGTGGCGACCTCGCCTCGGAGGTTCTCGACCAGGCGCTCGAACTTGGCGGGGTCGAACTCGCCCTCGAACTTGGGGGCCTTGCCCTGCGGTTCGGCGGCGGGTGCGTCGGCGGCGGGTGCCGCAGGCGCTGGCGATGCAGGTGCGGGAGGTGCTGCCGGTGCCGGGTTGGCGTCGGCGGCGGGGGTGACCGGCGGGGCGTCGCCAGAAGGCGCAGCGGTGCCGGGGGCGGGAGTGGTCATGTGGGATTCCTCCAAAGAGACCGGCATCGCCTTGGGTGCCGTGTACGCGCAGAGACCGCCCTTGACGGCCGCGTACTGAGAAGGATCATATATCCCAAGTGGCCAAGAAGCGCCACACTACTTGTACAGTTCCTACAAAAAGGCTGGAGGTGTGATCGTGGCGCTCCCCACAGCGACCCTCGGCGACATCGCCCAGCGGCAGACCACCGCCCTGGCCGAACACACCCACGCCGCCAACTACACCGCCACTGCCCCGCTCACCTACGCCCTCCAGGCGGCGCAGACCGCAGCCACCCACGACTGGATCCGCACCACCGGCGGCCTGCACACGCCACCAACACCCGCCCAAGCCAAGGCCCTCGCCGCCTGCACCCGCGCCCGCGTCACCGCCGCCATGACCGGACAGGCCGCCCACGCCCAGCGCATCGCCACCGCAGCCGCCCACACCGCAGGCCAACTCGGCACCCAGCAAGCCACCGCCTTCGCCCGCCACGCCGGATTCACCGCACCGGCTGCCGAAGCCCCACCCCTCGCCGACGACGTCACCGTCGGAATCGACCAACTCCCGCACGGCATCAAGCAGGACCACGACGCCGCCATCGCCATGCTCACCGCCGCAACCCTGACCGCCCTCGGCCTCGCCGCGATCACCGCGGCCGTCAACCGGGCCAAACGCGCAGCCGGCCGCATCCGGGCCACCATCGGATGGTCCGTCACCCAGCAGGTCGCAGCCGGCGTCACCGCCGTGGCGCGAGCCATCGGGCGCGTGCTCGCGGGCGACGGCGTGATGGTCATGTGGGTGGCCGAACCCGGCGCCTGCCCCGCCTGCCAGGGCTACGCCGGACACTCCGTCAAACCCGGACGCCTCTTCCCCGGCGGCCTGTCCACGGACCCGGCGAAGGTCTCCTACCCCGGCGCGATCAACGGCCCCCCGCGGCACATCAACTGCCGCTGCACCACCATCCCCTGGCACCCGGACTGGCAGGACCCCACACAGCCACCCATGGCCAGCGTCCTGCAGGACCGCGCCACCCGCCCCTGATCATGACCAGTCGAGACGCCCCGCGCGGGCGCGAAGGAGAACCGATGGCCCGCCCGCTCGGCGACGACGAGAAGGCCGAGATTCGCCGCCTGTACGCGGATGGCCTGGGCCGCAATGCCATCGCCCGCACGATTGACCGGGCCGTGGGTACGGTCACGGCCTACTGCGCCGCGCAGGGCCTGCTCTTCGACCGGTCCGAGACCGAGGTCGCCGTCCACGCCCGCAAGGTCGACCTCGCCGCGATGCGCGCCCAGTCCGCCATCGAGCTGCAGGAGGATGCGGACCGGCTTCGGCGGCAGATGTGGGAGCCGGCCGTGGTCTTCGCGTTCGGCGGCAAGGAGAACGTGTACACCGAGGAGCCGGTGTCCGAGCCGCCGCCGGCGGACAAGCGCACGTTGATGGCCGCCGCTGTGATGGCCTACGACCGGTCGTTGAAGCTGTCGCCGCCGAAGGCCGGGGGCGGCTCGCAGGAGAACCGGAGCATGCTCGGGACGCTGGCCGAGGACCTGCGCGCATGGGTGTCCGAGAACGAGTCGGACCGCCCGGAGCAGGTCGACTGACGATGCGCCAGGCGATGCGGGGTGTCCATGCGCGGACTTAGCCTCGCCCTGTCCCCGAAGCAGATGGGGTTCATCGCGAACTCGACGGCGCGCATCAACATCGCCCACGGGTCGGTGCGGTCGGGCAAGTCGATCGCGGCGACGGTGGCGTTCTTCATCGCCGTCAACGAGGCCCCGGACTCGGGGCTGGTGCTCATCATCGGCCGCTCCCTGCAGACCATCGAGCGCAACGTCCTGGACCCGATGATGGACCCGGAGCTGTTCGGGTCCCTGTCAGCGGATGTGCAGCACACGCGTGGAGCGACGACGGCAACGATCTTGGGCCGCACCGTGCACCTGATCGGCGCCTCGGATGCGCGCGCGGAGGGCCGGCTGCGCGGCCTGACGGCCTGCCTGGCCTTGGTGGATGAGGCGACGCTGCTGCCTGAGGGCTTCTGGAACCAGCTTCTGGGCCGCCTGTCCGTGCCTGGGGCGAGGCTGCTGGCGAGTACTAACCCGGACTCGCCGCAGCATTGGCTGCGGCGTGACTTCCTGCGCCGCGAGGACACCCTGAACCTGCGCTCGTGGCACTTCACCCTGAAGGACAATCCTTCGCTTACCCGCGAGTACGTCGACGGTCTGTCGGCGGAGTACACGGGCCTGTGGCGCAAGCGGTTCCTGGAGGGCCTGTGGGTCGCCGCGGAGGGCGCGATCTTCGACATGTGGGACGAGGACGTCCACGTCGTCGACCGGGTGCCCATCGGCCGGATCCGGCGCTGGATCGCGCTGGGCGTGGACTACGGCACGACGAACCCGTTCCACGCAGTGCTGATCGGCATCAGTGAGGAGCGGCGCCTGTACGCGGCGGCGGAGTGGCGCTACGACTCGCGGCACATGCGCCGTCAGCTCACCGACGTGGAGTACTCGGAGCGGCTGCGCGCCTGGATGTCCGACGTGCCGCACATCGGCCCGGTGCGCCCGCAGTACGTGGCCGTGGACCCGTCGGCGGCCTCGTTCAAGACACAGCTGTTCCGCGACAAGCTGCGCCCCCACGCGGCCGACAATGCGGTCCTGGACGGCATTCGCACCATGTCGTCGCTCCTGGCGGGCCGCCAGCTCTTCGTTGACGCCTCGTGCACGGAGTTGATCTCTGAGATCCCCGGCTACTCGTGGGACGACCGCGCCCAACTGTTGGGAGACGACAAGCCCATCAAGGTCGCCGACCACGGAATCGACGGGCTCCGCTACGGCCTGATGACCACCCGGTCCCAGTGGCAGCACCAGCTCGCCCCCGCCGCCTAACCCCTCTTGGAGACCCGACATGCCGCTGCCCCTGGACGACGCCCCCTGGCCGCCGCCGGACCTCAACCCGGTGTGGAACTCGCTGCAGGTGTGGCACGCCTGGTATGCGGGGCTGCCCAAGGACCTGCAGTCCGTGTACGGGGGTGTGGCCACCGCGGGATCGTCGCCGCTGGCCCGGCAGTTCTTCGACATGGACAAGCCCGGCTCCAACCAGGTGTCCGTGGTCGCGCGCACGTTCTGGGGCGAGCCGATCCCGCCTGGTGAGCGGCGCGTCAAGTTGCACATTCCGCTGCCGGGCGACATCTCGGAGCTGTCGGCGTCGTTGCTGTACTCCGAGCTGCCGCAGATCCGGGCCGCGGACACCAGCGGCCTGGGCACGGCGACGACGGACCGCATTGCCCGTTACCTGGACGACCGTGGCCACGCCACCCTGCTGCAGGGCGCCGACACTGGCTCGGGGCTGGGCGGCGTCTATCTGCGGGTGGTGTGGGACGCGACGCTGCGCGATCACCCGTGGCTGACCGTGGTGCACCCGGACATGGCCGTCCCGGAGTGGCGCTGGGGCTGCCTCACCGCGGTGACGTTTTGGCAGACTGTGCAGCAGGACCCGTCGGGCACCGAGGAGTGGCGGCTCCTCGAATACCACACCCCGGGCCTGATCGAGTACGGCCTGTACAAGGGATCGCTGACGGAGATCGGCGAACGCCTGCCCCTCGCCGCACACCCCAAGGGCGTGGAGCTGATGGGGCAGCTCACCGACAAGACGCCGGGCCGCGAGCAGCAGGTCACCGGCGTCGACAAGCTCCTGGCCGTGTACATCCCCAACATGCTCCCGAACCGGGTGTGGCGTACCGTGCCCGGCTCCGAGCCGCTGGGGCGCTCGGACTACACGGGCATCGAGCAGCTCTTCGACTCCCTGGACGAGACGTGGACGTCGTGGATGCGGGACCTGCGCCTCGCCCGCTCCCGGATCATGATCCCGCAGTCGATGCTGGAGACCGACGGCCCGGGGCAGGGGGCGATCTTCCGCGACAAGGAAGTGTTCGTGCAGATCAACAGCCTCGCCGACGGCACCAGCGGCGAGGCCATCACCATGAACCAGTTCCAGATCCGCGTGAAGGAGCACGAGGACACGTGCACCGCGATCGTCAACCAGGTCCTGCGGTCCGCCGGCTACTCATCGCAGTCCATGGGCGCGGACAAGGGCATGGTCGCGGTGACGGCCACGGAGATCGCCGCCCGCAAGGAGCAGTCCCTCGCCACCCGGGACACGAAGATCCTGTACCAGCGTCCGGCGCTGGATCAGGTGTTGAAGGTGCTGCTGGCCGTGGACGCGAAGTGGTTCAAGGCTGCCGTGGACCCGACGGCGGACCTGACCATCGCGTGGCCGGACGCGGTGCAGGCCGACCCTCAGTCCCAGGCCACCACGCTGTCGTTCCTGAAGGCCGCCTCCGCAGCATCCACGGACACCATGGTGCGGATGCTGCACCCGGAGTGGGAGGACATTGAGGTCGCCGAGGAGGTGGCCCGCATCCGCGAGGAGTCCGCACCGCCGGTCACCCTCACCGCCCCTGCTGCACAGCCGACAGGGCAGGTTCAGCAGCAGGGCCAGGAACCGGGGCAGGCGGAGGAGGGCACGGCGGCCTCGGCGTGGGCGGACCAGGCCGATTCGGAGGGAGCAGCCCAGCCGGGGGCTGCGGCGGCGTAGGCTGCCCGCCTGTGCACGCCAAGTGGCGTGCAGGTGGGGGGATGCGGGATGTCGGTACGTCTGCGCGGCGGGGTGGGCCCGGTTCGGGTGTCGGTGCCGCTCATGCCCCGAGGGATGCTGCGCGCCTTCGTGATGCTCTTCGTCTACACCGGCGTCGGGGTGTGGCTGCTGTGCAAGTTCATCTACTGGACCGCCCCGGTGTGGATCTGGCGGACCTCGCATCGGGCGTGGCTGCGCTCGCGGGCAGGCCAGCAGCCATAGCGATCCGGTGCGGGCGGCTCAGCCGGTGACGGTCAGCGGATAGGCGGGGATGGCGACGATCTCCGGATTGTCGGTGACCCGCACCGACACCTGGTACTGACCCGGCGCCAGCTGCGTCGTACCACCCGGCCCGACCATGCACAGGGCCGTGTACCAGCCGCCCGCAGCAGTCGGGGTCACGCCGTCCCAGGAGCCCGCATACCAGTGCGCACCAACAAGAGCAGCCCCAGGCCCGGTGAACGCGAACTCGACCGTGTCGCCGGTCGGGTCGTGCGGGGCACCGCCTGAGGTCGCCCTCACCCAGGCCGGAACGAACTCCAGGGATGCCGCAGAAATGGACCTGGTCACGGGCACAGTCACGGGCTCACCTTACGCATCGGGTTCACGGGCGGTCCAGCGCTGGACACCGGCCCTGGCCGTCCAGCGGGACTGTTCGGGGGCGCAGGCCGTCCAGCGCTCGGGGGCGGCCCTGACGGTGAAGACAATGTCCCGACTGGCGGCGCCTGCGACGATCGGCCTCGCGGTGCCGGTCTCCACGGCCGGCCCGAGGGCGGCGGCCTTGGCGCCCGTCAGCGGCTGGGCCGCCTCGACGGATACGGCCACGCCGAGGGTTTGACTCGCCATGTGCGCCAGGGGCTGTGCGGACTCGGTCTGCGCGGCGACAGGAAGCGGCGCGGCCTTGGCCCCGGCGACGGCCTGCCCGGCGGCGACCTCAACCGCAGCACCGGGCGTGGCCGTCTTGCCGCCGGCCGGGGCCTGCGCGGAGTCGGCCGTGGCGGCAGGGCCGAGGAGGCTTGCCTTCGTGCCGGCCAGTGCCTGTGCCGACTCGGCCGCGGCGGCGAAGGCCAGGGCAGCGGCCTTGGCGCCCGTGGCGGGCTGCGCCGTCTCGGTGGCGGCTCCGATACTGAGCGGTGTCGTCTTCGTCCCGGTCACCGACTGGGCGGACTCGACGGCGCCCGCAAAAGTGATGGTGGCCGTCTTGGCGCCGGCGAGCGACTGCGCGGCGTCGGGCCCCGCGGCGATGCCGAGGGTGGCCGACTTCGCCCCCGTGAGCGTCTGGGTGGTCTCAATGCCGCTGGCGATGCCGAGGGTTGCGCCTTCGGTCACGTCCGCGGCGGCGAAGTTGTCGTAGCGGAGCGCGCTGGCTGAGTCGCCGCGGATGCCGACGCTGGTGCCGGTCGTGACGGCCGTGTTGGTGACGGAGATGCGCAGGGTGCCGTTGACGTATCCGGTGATTGCCGAGCCGACTGCCTGGATCTTGACGACGTCGCCCGCTACGGCTGCCGCAGCGTAGGTGCCGATGCTGGTGAAGCTGCTGCCGACAACCTGGAACAGGTCCCAGCTCGTGCCGTTGTTGCGCAGCAGGTAGCCCTGGGTGAAGCCCACATTTCCGCGGCACCACACGCCCTGGCTCGCCACCGTGGTTGCGGGGATGGCGACCTGCGCGTAGTGGTCGTTGCTGGCCATGGCGGTCGCGGCGCGCAGGACGATCGTGCCGCCTGCTGCGCCGGGTGAGAGCTGGTTGGAGACGACCGTCCAAGTGCCGGATACCTGGACCCAGCTGGCGCCGACAGCTCCGTCGGCGCGGTTGAAGTCGTCGGTGAACGTCGTCACGTCGGCGCCTCCCGCTGTCGGCCCGGTGGGAGTTACGCGGCGGAGGTGGCCCGGTAGAGGTCCGCGATGGCCAGGACGAAGGTGTTGCCGTCCGGCGTCCACGGCAGGTCGTGCTTGGTGAGCGGGATGAGGTCCGCGTCGGTGCCGGTGGTGGTATCGGGGTCGTAGCAGACCACGACGGCGCTGATCGCGTTGCCGGTCGGTGCGGTGAAGGTGACGTCGGCGGCGTCGACGGCCACGCGGTCGCTGGTGTTGTCGACGGTGACGGTGACGCTGGCGAGCGCCTTCCTGGTGACGGTGGTCTGCTCGTTGGTGGTGCCGGCGACCACGGAGCCGAAGTCGGCCTTGTCGCGCAGGACGGTGTCGGTCTCCAGGCCGCTGGTCTCCAGGGCGATGAGGACGAGGCCGTCGTTTGCGGCGGGCAGGCTGGCGTAGTAGGCCACCTTGCCGAGGGCGATGTTGAAGACGATGTTGGCCACGCTGATCTCCTCCACTCGGTCGAGTCGGGGGTGAACTGCGCGTTCGGCTTCGCGCGGGTCGCTGCCCTTGCTGTCGTGCTGCCAGCGTAGGGCATCAGGGGCGGCCATGGTCATCGTCGCCGGGCTGGCCGTGACATGCCGCAGCCCCCACTCGGCGGGGGGATGCGAGTGGGGGCTGCGGTGCACGGGTGTACCAACCGTGCACCCAGCATGCCCGGTTGCGGGGCACACCGTGGGCGAATCACGCTGTTTCTGCTGCGCCGTCGGTGACTTGGCGTCACGATGGGGCGCATGGAGACCGTCGTGACGGTGCAGGCGCGCAGCGAGGCCGAGGCTGAGCGGTGGCTGGAGAAGCTGCGCACGATCGGACTGGAGCCCGTGTCGGCGCCGAAGCAGCCGGTGGGGCGCGACAGGTGGATGGTCCGCGCCCGGCCCGCGACTCAGCCAGGTTGATCGACGCGACTGCCGCTGTCCACGTCCACGCCGATCTTCTGCAGCTTCCCCCCGAACGACACCGTCGCGTTGACCACCGTCCCGCCGTCGGCCCCGGTCCGCATCGCGTCCTGCACGAACGCGGCCACCTCGTCCAGCGTCAGGAACTGGCCTCTGTCGGCCGCGTGCTCGACCTTCTTCTTCGCCATGCCCTCATCCTCTCGCGTCCACCGCGCCACCGTCCGGCGGTCGCGGGCGTCAGTGCCACGGTGCGGGGCCGGTCCGGGACGCCCAGGCGGCCAGGGCCTGCTCGTCGAACAGGCGCAGCCCGACGCGCCGGCCGAACGCGGCGGCCTGCTCGGTGAACGTGGACGTCGTCACCACTGCGGCGAGGTCTGCGCCGTGGATCTGCCGGTACGTGCCGTTGACCGCCTGCACCATCGGGGAGCGAACCGGGTTGCCGACGGCGTAGCGCTTGGCCTGGATCAGGATCCGGCGGCCGTCCGGGGTGGTGGCCAGTACGTCGGCGGCGAGGTCTCCTGCTCCGCCGACGACGGTGACGTTGCGGCAGCCGTCGCGGCGGCACAGGTCGGCGAGGGCGTGCTCGAACTGGGTCGGGCTGAGCCGCCGGAAGTCCATGACGGGGCGCCGGCAGTAGGGCGCGATGGTGCGGCGCTGAGCGCGGTGCATCTTGATGTACACGAAGCCAATGGCGGTGGTGGCTGCGATTGCCGCAACGCAGATCATGATCTGCGGGTGCCGGGAGAGCCACAGTGCGGCGTCGAACAGGATCAGGGCGGCAATGATCAACATGGGGCCGGTGATCCGCTGGCGCTGTACGCGCCTGCGCAGTTGGGCTTTCGCCTGGCGCACGCGGAGAGGTGTGGTCACGACTGGCTCATCTCGGGGACAGGCAGCCCGTACTCGCCGCTGGCGGCCGGGTTGCGGAGGATGGTGCCGTCCTTGACCAGGCGGCTGACCGTGTTCTCGACCGTCTTGCGGGCGACACCGGACTGGTCCGTGATGGCGTCCAGGTGCAGGTAACCGACGTCCAGACCGATCGGGTCGCGGTACTCGCCCAGGACCGTGAGGATCTTCTCCTGCGCCGTCGGCTCCTTCGCCGCGGCCGGCTTCGCCTGACCGGGCGTCCACTTCGCGGCGCCGTCCTCATCCTCGTCTTCGGCGGCTGGCCCGACGGGGACCAGCGCGATCTCGCCGCGGTCCTCCCACTCGGGCCAGTCGGCGGGAATGACGATCTGCTCCGGATCGAACAGGCCGGCGGCGGACTCCAGGATCCACAGGCGCATCATCTCGGCGCGGTCGTCGGGCCCGACGGTGTAGCCGACGCCGAACGTGCGGCTGGGGTCGTCGTCGGGGACCGTCGGGTCGTAGATCAGAGTGTCGTCCTCGTCGCTCTTCCAGAACGCCGGGATCTTGGCGGGGTCGACGCCCGCGAACGCGTCGGGCAGGTCGACCCGGTTCCTCTGGTCGCTGTCGGAGCGCAGCAGGATCAGGGCGCCGCCGTAGAACACGTTGTCGCGGATGGAGGTGTCCGAGCCCATCTTGTCGAGGTTCAGGATCTGCCCGCACAGGATCAGGATCAGGCCCAGTGAGCGGCCCTGCTCGGCCAGGGCGGCGATGATGAATGCCGCCTCGGCCTTGTTGGTTGCCTTCTCGCCGAGGAGCTGGGCGAACTCGTCCAGGACCACGGCGGTGTAGGGCATGTCGGCGGTCGGGACGAAGTTCTTCATCCGCAGCCGCTGCGACTGCTCGACGCGGTGCAGGAGGAGGGCGTAGGCCACGCGCAGGGCGCCCATCGCACCGTCGATACCGCAGCCGGGGTAGGTGGCCATGTCCTCGACGTCGGGGTTGCTGGAGCCCTTGGGGTCGGCGTAGATGATCGCGACCCGGTTGACGTGGTAGCTGAGGCACAGGAGCTGCAGCGCCCCGCCCTTCCCGGAGCCGGTCACCCCGGCGATCAGGACGTGCCGGGCGCCCATCCTGGTGTCGTACAGCTGCACGCGGGCAGGGCGGCCGGAGATGCCGGTACCCAGGTTCACGAACCCGTTGGCGTTGGCGAGCAGCGTCTCGGGGCCAGGCAGGGGCTGGCCGGCTTCCAGGGGTGAGCGGTCCATGAGCCGGAGCTTGGCCCGGCGGGGGTTGTTCGTGGGTTCGACGGACGTCAGCAGGGTGGTGGTGCGAAGTGCTCCGGCGATGCGGTATGAGTCGGGGGCGGTGACGGCGTCGGTGTCCTCGTCGGCGACGACCCATGCGGCGATGCCACCGGTTGCAGGGTCGGGGACGATGCCCTCCAGGTGGGTGCCGGGCATGCAGCCGCCCTTGTGGCCCACACGCCGCAGCCACAGTGCCTCCAGGGCGCTGTACTCGGCCACGTCGACGGTCGGCGCGACCACGTCGACGTGGATGTGGCGAGAGCTGGTGTGCGGACCGTCAATGAGGTGGACCCGCGCCTCGGGGACGCCGTAGACCCCGGACACGGTCTCGGCGGTGACCGAGACGGGGCGGCCGGGCATCGAGTGGATCGTGCCCTCCCACGCCTCCGGGCTGTAGCCGGTCAGGGTGAGGTGCTGGCCGGGGTGCGCGCCGTCCTCGCTGGAGATCCAGTCGTGCCAGTACTGCAGGACGTCGCGCTCCGGCGTCGGCTCTGGGACTGGGGCGGCGGGCGCGCGGTAGGCGGCGACCGCGCGGGGCTTGCGCAGGACGCGGCGCAGCGCGAAGTGGATGTAGCCGGTCGCGGACCACCAGGCCACCGACACAAAGCCGGCCACGGAGGGCAGCGTCATCCAGCCGGCGGCCAGGGAGTCGATTCCGGGCCAGCCGTACTGCGTCGCGGTGGCCGCCGCGGTGGCGGTCGCGATCGCGGAGACCAGGAACGGCTCGCGGTGGGCGCGCACGATGTCACCGCCCGGCAGGGCGTCCAAGTGCTCATCGGACAGCAGGTGCATGTAGTTCGCGCCGGCGGCCAGGGCGGGTACGGCCAGCAGGCAGCTGACGGTACTCGCGGCCTGACCGTCCAGCAGCGGCAGGGTCAGGGCGGTCGCCAGCGGGGCGGCGACCTGAGCCACGGCAAACCGCTTCTCGGCGGCAGGGTTCGGCAGCGCCTTGGCCGCGGGCGTGGTGTCGTTGGTGGTCACAGTCCTACTCCTGCCGGTACCAGGTGCGGTTGGCCATCTCGACGGGGGAGCGGTCGCGGGCTTCCTTGATGCCGCCGTGGGTGGTGACGGTCGCCTGCTCGGCGGCGACCGCCGCGCGGGATGCCTCGTCGGCGGCGTTGGCGTAGGCGAGCGCGGCCGTGGACACGCCCTGCATGATTCGCGAGACCTCGCGGGTCTCGGCAACGGTCGCCGGATCGACCTTGAGGGCGGCGGTCTGCTCGGCGATGCGCCCGGTGTCCTTGGCCTGGGCGTCCATCGCGGAGGCCATCTTCTTGTGCCTCTGGGTGGCGCGCCGCACGTCCCGGGCCAGGGCCCGCGTCTCGCGCAGCAGTTCGCCATAGGTCAGTGCCACGTCAGCCCCCCTGCTTGTCCATGTAGAACTCCCGCTCGGCGGGCGTGGTCAGAGGCGAGTCGACGACTGCCCGATAGATGCCGCCGTGCCGGGTCTCGGCGTTGGCGGCCAGGACGCGCACCGCTTCACTGCCGCGCTGGGCGCTCTTCTCGATCTCCTCGGCCCTCAGGCGCAGCACCTGGGATCGTTCCGCGAGGCGCGACAGAAGCGCGACGATCCGGGCACCCCCATGGACGCTCTTCGCGTTCTCGGCCAGGCGCTGCGCCCGGGTCGCCATCTCCACGGCCTGCAGGCGGGTGGCCTTGCTGCCCTCGGCGACGCGGCCCATCGCGGCCTTCTTGTCACCCAGGCGGCGTTCGAAGGCCTTGAGGGTGCGGACCTCGCCGCGGCTCATCGTGTGGCTCGCCCCGTCGGCGACGAACTCGACGGCCTTGTCTCCGACGGAGGTCACCCGTGCGGGCTCTGCAGCAGTCGGGGCCGGCTTCTTGGCGAGGTCGACGGTCGACCCGCTGGCCGGCGGCAGCTTCGGAGCGGCTGACTTCTTGGGCTTGACGGCGTTGCGGGCCCGGGTGTCGCTCATCTTCTTGCCCTCCGCCTTGTCGGCGGCGGTGCGGTCGTCCCAGCCGTCGACAGCGCCGTCCTTGTAGGCCCTGGCCTGTCCGACGGTCGCGGCGACGCGGGTGCCGTCGCGGTACCCGGCCTCCCGCGCGGGGCGGGTGCGCAGCTTCGGAGCGGCGGCCGGCTCGGTTGTCGCGGCCGGGCTCGGCTTGGCCGCGGCGCTGGTGTCCTTCACCAGATCGACGGGCGCAGTGTCGTCGGGCTTGATCGCAGCGGCGGTCTTGGTGTTCAGGCTCTTCGGGTCGGCCTTCTTCGTCAGGTCCGGTCCGTCGGGGCGCGCGGCAGCGGGCGTCGAGGGTTCCGGCGTCTTGGCTGCGGTGCCGCCTTTCGCGCTCGCGGGCCCCGCGGTCTTGGCGTCCGCCCCCTTGGGGCTCGGGCCCTTGGCGGTCTTGGTGTCGCGGTAGTCCCGGTCGTCGTTCTTGGAGACCGTGTCCGCTGTCGCGGCCTTCGCGTTCGACGTCTTCGCGGCGCTACTGTCCGCCTTCTTCAGATCCTTGTTGTCCCGGGCTGCAGTGTCGGCCTTCGACGTCCTGGCGTCGGAGGTCTTGGCGTCCGTCGCGGCCTTGCGGTCGCGGTTGGTCCTGCCCTGCTGCGTCTTGTTCCGGAGGTCGGCCAGCTTGCTGTCGCGGGTGGCGTGGGCCTTGCCGTCGTGCCGGTGCGTGCGCTCGGCCTTGTTCGTGCCGGTGCTGGTAGCGCCGGAGACCCGGGCCTCAGTGATGGTGTGGGTCCGCTTGACCGCTGTACCGCCGCGGGCCAGCCGGGCGGCCAGGGCGTGCACCAGGGCGGCCACGGCGCTGCCGCGGTTGTTGTCGCCTGGACTGGCCTTGCCGTTCTTGCCGTTGCCGCCCTTGGCGCTGGCCTCCTCGGAGACCTCGCCCATGGTCGCCGTGGTCCCCAGCGGCTTCACCGGCCGGGCGGGCTCGACCGGCGTCAGGATCCGCGCAAGCGGGCCCGGCGCCGTGGCCGGGGCGGCTGCAGCAGCGGGTCCTGCGGGCGCGGCCGACTGCTCGGTCACACCGGCCGGGACGGGCGGCGCGGTCGCTGTCGCCATCACGGACTCCTCTCTCGATTGACCCCCCACCCACCCCCCACCCGACCTGAGAGAACAGGGTCGGGGCTCTGACCTGCACGGGAGAGCCGTATGCGCGCTCTCTTGGCGGGTGGGGGGTGGGTGGGGGGAGATGACTAACGGCTGCGTGCGGTCAGCAACTTCTTCGCCTTGCCGCCGACCAGCACGACACCGATCGACCCCAGGACGATCAGCCCGACGTTCGAGCCGGTCCCCGCCCCACCGCCGGTGCTGCTGGTGCTCGACGCGTCGGCCAGGGCGGGCGAACCGGTCGCCGGGTAGATCGAGCCGCAGTCCGACACCCCGCCGAAGTTGTTGCCGGCCTTCGCGATGCACGCCTCCACCGCGAGACGACGAGCCCGCTGAGCAGGGGTTTCCTGCGCAGCGGCCTTCGCCTGGGCGGCGGCCTGCTGCTCCTGGGCCAGCTGCACCCTCGCCGCATCCACGGCGACCTGGCCGGCGCGGATATGCGCGTTGGCCTGGTTGGCCTCGTACTGCGACCACGTGAACATGCCAGTGGCCGCCACGGCCGCGAAGCCAAGACCGAGACCGGCCTTGGCGCGAGGGCTGAGCTTGGCCGGCGGCGGGGGCTCCGTCGGCTTCGGCGTCTGGTAGGGCTGATAGGGCATCGAGCTGATGTTGTAGCCGGGATCGTTGTAGGGGGACTGGTAGCGGTACTCGGTCATTGCTCTTCTCCATTCAGGGCTGGGACATCTGCGCGGTCGAGGATCTCCGCGCGGATCGTCTTCGCGACGGTGTCCGAAGGCAGCCCGTGGCCGGCTCGGTCGATCGCTTGGGCGAACTCGTTGGCGGTCGGCTGGCGCCGGAGGCGTTGGAACTCGGCGTGGAAAATCGGCTTGGCGATCTCCACCCACTCGTCGAGTGGGCGACGGGGCGGTCGCTTCCCGGCGGCGGAACGGGGCGCCTTCGGTCGACGAGTCGTCGGCGGCTTGGCCGGCTTCTCGTCGACGGAAGGTGCGTCGGAACGGTCGACGGAAGCCGTCGGGTCGTCGACGGTTCGGGCCGGTTCCGACGCGACGGGAAGCGTCGGTTCGACGCCGCTCCCGTCGACGGGAGCCCGTGTTCCGTCGGTCGTTCCGTCGTCGGCAGCGGACTGATCCGTCGCAGCATCCGTCAATGACTCGGTCGGCTCCCGTCGCGGGGTGAGGAACTTCTTGATCTGTCCCATGAGGACTGCGAATGACAAAAGCGCGCCGCAAGGTGGGACCGCTGCGACGACGTAGGTCATGGGCGCGGCGCCTGCTCCGACGCCGGCAACGTTGAGGGCAACGGAGCCGACGGAGCCGATCAGAGTCAGGCAGATGGCCCACCCGTCAGTCCGGCGGAGCAGGTTGGCGACGAGGACCATCACCTCGCCGAGGACGATGAAGGTGTCGACGGTGCCGGGCCACGCCCAGGCGCGAGCTGCTCTGAGGCCGTGGCCGCTGGCAACGTCGTGGAGGTGCTCGTAGGAGAGCCAGAACGCTGCGGCGGTCAGGGCGATGGAGAGGATGACCGCGAGCAGCATGAGGCGCCGGATAGTCTCCGGCGAAGCGACGGGACTGTCGTCGGTCTCGGTCATGGTCAGCTCCCCTGCTTGGCGGCGGTGAGCGCCTGCTCGTTGTGCCCCCGGATGAAGTCGGCCAGGGGTCCGGTGTTCTCGAACCACTCGGTGCTGCCGACGCGCTGGTCGGCGAAGCGCTTGTGCATGGCCTGCTCCATGCGGCGGTCACCGGCAATGAGCAGGACGATGTCGCTGGTGCGCAGCGAGAGGGCGCTCACCCGGGCGCGGAGGCTGCTGGTCGTGCCGATCTTGACGCGGCTGCCGTTGCCGATGAAGTAAACGTGGGCCTTGTGCTTGCCCTCCGGGACCGGCCAGTTGAAGCGCGGCTCTGCCGGCTTGGCAGCCATGGGCGCGGTCGCCGGCGCGTCGAGGTTGAGGTGGGCGAGCGCAGCCAGCCGCCTTTCCAGCCGAGCCTTCTGCCTCTTCGCTTCGAGCGCTACGCCGCGCTGCTTGTTCCGCTCGATCAGGAGGTGGTCGATCTCGGACTGATCGTCCGGGTGCAGGGACTGGGTCTTCATCCAGGCGCGCCACAGCCACGTCACGGGGATGGCGAGCATCGAGATCACCGCGCCGTCCCAGGGTCCAGTGCGAGGCCAGCCCGTCCAGGTGATCAGCGAGAGGATGATCACCTGGAGCAGCAGACCGCCGCGGCGGCCGAGAAAGGCGCCCTCGGAGTCGTAGCGGTTGTCCCACTCGACCCAGGCGCACCAGAGCCAGAGCAGGCCAAAGATGCCGCCGGCGAGATACATCTGGACTTGGTCCTGCCACGTCTTGGCCCATGGAGCGAGCAGGGACCCAAGGAGCCCCGCCTCGCAGGTGGCAGTCACGAACATCAGGACGGCGGTGATCCATCCGGTGACTGCTGCCTCGTGGTCGCGGGACTCCTTGGTGGGCTGCTCGATCGTGCTCACGTGTTGCTGCTCCTATTCGGGCGACGTGGATGCGTGCTCTGCGGGGTGGCGCCCGTCCCGCCGGGGGTGCGGGCCGGGCGCCGGGCGTCCAGTCCGGCCGCGGGGGACGGAATCGGGCTGGACGCGTCTTGGGGCTGCCTCAGTGGCTGAGGCAGCGGTCGTGGTTGGACATGGTGCAGGCGGCGCGGCGGGCGCGGCGCTGGGGCATGATCTCGGCGTAGTAGGCGTCGGAAGCCTTCTGGCGGGCGGCCGCGTCGGCGGCTTGGCGCCGGTTGTCGGCGGCGGCTTCCTGGCGGCGCTTCTCGGAGTCGTGGTAGCTGGTGTCGGTGGCGGGTGCCTTGGGTGCGAACGGGTTCCAGGCCATGCGTCAGTCCTCCATTGCGGTGAGCTGGGGCAGGTGTCCGCCGTTGAGTTCCCGCAGCTGGTTGAGGGCGGTGCGGAAGGCGTCGGCGGCGTCGGGGCGTTGGGCGTAGCTGGCGTCGACGAGGTTCTGGGCGAGCTGGTTGACGCGGGCGACGGCGGCGGTGACCTGGTCGCGCTTCTCTTCGGCCTGACTCGCGAGCCAGAGGGCGTGGAAGTCGACGGCACCGTCGGCTGCGGTGTACTGGTCGAGGACGGCTTTGATCTCCGCGTCGGTGGCGGGGCGTCCGCCGGGCTGGTCTGCGCTGTAGATCGTGGGCTGGGTCATCGGTGGGCCTTCTTCGTGGCGTGCACGGTCGGGTGGCTGGGCGCGTAGGTGTGGGCGCTGGCGGTTCCGGCGTGGCTGTAGCACCAGATCGCGGCGCCGATGATCGCGGCGACGGCGCACTTGGCGAGGAAGGCCCTCATCGCGCACCGCCTGCCTGGTTGTAGAGCACGGCACCGTCGGGGTAGCTGAGGCCGTAGGCGGCGGCGAGTTTGCGGGCCATGTCTTCGACGCCGTCCTCGAAGCCGTCCGCGTCTTCGCTGCCGGTGAGGTAGTGGTCGACGTAGGTGAGGAGCACGTCCTGGGCGGTGTCGTTGTCGGCGTCGAGGGCGTCTCCGAGGTAGGTGAGTGCGGCGTTGAGGGTGTCGGCGTGGTCTTGGTCGCTGGCTTCGAGGTGGTCGCGGGCGGCGGTGAGGAGTTCGGCGAGGGTGACGCCGTCGATGTCGGTGTGGCCGCCGGGTGGGCAGCCGGGGGCGAGGAATGCGATGTCGTTGGCGTGGCGGGCGATGATCGCTTTGAGGCGGGGGCTGGCGTCCGGGTCGGTGGCGGTCATGCCGGGCTCCCGAGCTGGTTGGGCTCCAGGGAGAAGAACAGGACCGTCGGGGGCTGGCCGCCAGTGGCGTCCTTCATCACGAAGGCGCGGACGACCTCGTACACCTCGGCGCGGGTCTGGCCCGGCTCCGGGGTGAAGGTGGAGCGCCAGGTGCCGGAGATTTCGCCGTCCCGGGTGGGCCACTGTGCGGACATGACCCAGTGGTGGCTGCCCTGCGGGTTCGGGCCGGGAGGCGTCGGGGTGCTCATGCCGCACCGCCGATGGCGTCCGGTGTGAGCGAGAAGAACAGGACGACGAACTCGGCACTGCCGATCTTGTCGGCCACGATGTCGCGGATGACGTTGTAGCTGCTGGTGTGGGTGTGCATGCCGGGGACGGCGTTGATCGATCCGTCGAAGGTTCCCTGGAGTCCACGGGGCGATAGGGCCGTCATGATCCAGTGGAGTTCGATCTCGGGGAGCCCTGCCTCGGCGGCGTTCACGCCGCACCGCCGGGCAGGTCCTCGCCGAACGCCCGGTCGGCCGCGAACTGGAACCGGTCGTAGCTGCCGTAAGCCCCGAGGGCGTGGTCGACGTCAGCGTCGGTGGGCCAGGTGGCGGGGACCTCGGTGAGCGGACGCGACGGCGGGGCCGGAAGGGCGGTGACCCGAGCGCCGGAGCTGGGCTCTGACGGCGAGGGGGTGACGTGGTCAATGAGGTTGGCGCTACGATCTGCCATGTTCGCTTCCTGTTCAGAGCAGGTGGCGGATGTACTCAGCCCGGTGTGCAACCA